CGTCCCACCCTCGAAGAACGAATTGAGTTTACAGATCCTGTAACTGGTCGTCGTGTATCTAATGTCGTTAAAGACAGTGTTACTGACGGTAAGTTGAAAGGAAAGTCGTCCATCATTGATGCGAGGACAGGTTACGGTGTAAACGGTAACCACTCGAATGACGCGGCAATTGTTCGAGGCTTCCACTTGTGGGGGCGCGAGAACAAAGTAAAAACCGCAACAATCCATGATGCTTTCTTCGTTAACGTAGGGGAAGCAGCAAAGGCGAAGGATGCCTTAAGACACCTATATGCTGATGCAGTAGAGTCTGACACCATCCTTAAGACCCTCGATGCCATGCGCAAAGATGGTCTCTCCGAAGCAGCGTATAGGCGGCTGCTTAGCAAGGCCAAAGAAGATGGATTGATCGTGGAGGACGGGCTAACTTCAGCTGATGTCCTCTCGCCCATCCCCGAAGGGGAGTCGTGGTATGGAATCGGGCCATAAACCGATTCACCAAGAGTCTGTGACTTAACCTTTAAACATTGGTCTGTGACCAAGGAGACAAAAATGAACGACGATACAACAATTGAAACTAACGTAGCTATGGAACCCACTATGGAAACCCCTGAAAACAAACCTGACCTTTCATCCCCCGAAGCTCAAGCCATTCTTAAAACCATGGTTGACGAGCAACTCGCTGGCATGAAAGAGAACATGAACAAGATGTCTGCTCAACGTGATGAAGCGATGAAGAAGGCAGTTGAACTTGAAGAAGGAGTTAAAGCGGCTAAGCTAGAAAAGCTAGAAGCTGAAGGTAAGACCTCTGAGGCACTTCAGATGAAGCTCGAAGAAGCTTTAGCGCGAGTAAACTCTCTAACAAGTATCAACACTACTTTAACTCGTGACCACGCCGTAGATCGTATCCTCGGTGAGCAAGACTTCCGTAATGTAACTGCTAAAGAGATGGCTAAAACCCAGATCGTTGGCCAGTTAAAGCAGGATGAAGAAGGTGGTTGGGTACATGCAACGGGTGCATCAATAGGTGACTTCGTTCAAACCTTCGCTAAAGACGAAGAAAACGCTTTTCTTTTCAAGCCTAAGCAGTCCACTGGAGCCGCATCAATGCAACAAGCAGTGACTCCCGGACAATCTGACGCTAGCCTTACTCCTAAAGACTCTTTGGATAATCTCCAAAAGCAGCTTCAGGGTATGGACTTGTCGCAGATGGGCTTTTAATAACTTACTCTAAAAATACTAATCTTTCAAGGAGATTACACAATGGCACTTTCTGATTTTACTTCTGGTGTTTCTGGTTCAACTATGAAATTCCAACTCCAGCGATACGTTGGCGATTACTCTCACGAAATGTACACGAACGCACGTAAGCTTTCTGGTACTGGCATCGTCGGCGCTGACGCTGAGATCAAGACTGACATCGAAGACTACATCGGTCAAAGCCGTTTCTACAAGACTTTGAACCCAGTTGTTAACGTTCCTTCAGTAACTAACTCTGCTGCTGGTAGCTACACTGAGACAGACACTGCATTCTTCAAGTACGTCAAGACTGTACGTACCCACGGTGCTAAGAACGTAAACGTTCAGCGTGTTGTTTCTCAGCAGGACGGACTTGCTAAGATCGCTCGTGACTTCGGCGAAACTAAGGCTCAAGACGAGCATAACACTGTACTGCAGACCCTTAACGGTGTAGCTGCATACGAATCTGGCCGTGGCGCTGGTGTTGTATCTTTCACTACTGACGCTGACAACGCTTCTACTGGTTTCTTCGTAGACGTAAACGCTCTGGGTGAGTTCGGTGCTGCTGCTACTGGTGCTGGTGACGAGCGTCGTTTGATCGACTCTTCTGTCAAAGGCGCTGCTCGTGGCGAAGCTCTCTTCAAGGCTATGGGAATGGCTTGGAAGGACTACGAAGCTCCCTTCTACTACATGGCTACTAGCCCTGAGACTATGGCTGACCTGCGTGCTGCCAACCTGATTGACGAGACTATTGTCACTGAAGGCAACCTCAACTTCCAAACGATCTTCAACGGTAAGTTCCGTTTGATCATGACCCGTGCTACTGGCGCTGACCAATCTTCATCTGCTAACGTTAACGACCAGTCTGTAAAGACTACTTTCATCGTTAAGCCTTCTGCTCTTGCTATGCAAGGACTGGAAGTACCTGTACCTGTAGAGATGGATCGTGCTGCTGCCGCTCACGGTGGTTCTGGTACGACTGACATGTGGTACCGTTGGGGCTACGTTGCTCACCCTATGGGCTACGACTGGGCTGGTTCTGAGACTGCATTCGTTCCCGTTACTGGCGGCTACGATTCTGCTGCTTCTTGGGCGCGTACTGAAGCTGGTTACTTAAACCTTGGCATTCTCCCAATTTTCCACGCTTAATCTTATTGGAGGTGGTTCATGGCTATTCAATATAAAACTAATAGCTATGTCACTCTGGATGAAGCTAACGCTTACTTTGCGAATCGTTCTGACTCGAATAGTTGGCTAGCGTTAAACAACAACCAGAAAGAAGATCATCTGGTTACCGCTACCAACTATTTAGAAGATTCTGTAGAGTTCGTAGGTGTTGCCGTGTCCACCTCGCAACCTCTTGCTTGGCCCCGCGTAGGTTCTTACTTCGAGCCTAAGTATGGGTCAACTGTTGCCCTTCCCGAAACGGAAGTGCCTGACAGAGTCAAGAGAGCTACTTTCGAGATGGCGCTACACCTTATCGACAATCCGGGTGTCTTAAGTACCTCAACTGTTGTAGAAGATATTACAGTTGGGTCAATTTCATTAAGGGAGATTAGAAACCCTTCCAAGCTGCCTCACATGGTTAGAAAAACCCTAGGGTCTCTGAGAGGAGGCTCTAGCGGTAGCTCACCGTGGAGGGCTTGGTAATGTCTTATAAATCTCTTGTACAGCAGCAAGTTAATCTGGCTTTCAAGGCTATTGGTGATCTAAAGACAGAAGTGTCTTTTGTGTCTCAAGGTGAGCAAACTTACAACCCAACTACGGGTGAAGTAAGTAGCGCTACCACCACTACCGCTGGAGTTATGGGTGTTATACTCTCTACTGAATCGTCTGTTACAGACGGTACAGGGGGTATGCCGATAGTAGTTATGGAGGTCCTTTTTAATAAAGAGGATCTACCAGAAGACTACGGCAACTTTGACACCGTAGAACTACAAGGTAGCGAGCACAAAGTGATCAACTTTAAAGATGATAGCTACACTGTAACACTAACATTATCCAAACGATAAGGAGGAAACATGGCAAGCTACAGCGAACTTATGTCCTCCTTTGATTCTGTGTTTAGTACAACCGAATGGACTAGTGTGGGTTTACCCGCCTTTCCAGCCAACTTCTTTCCAAGTACTTACCCCGATGAATTCATTAGATACCAAGCGGTACCTAGCGAAGAAGGAGTGGAGGAGTACGGAAGGAACTTGTACAAATCAGGATTCTTTATCGTCGAGATATACGCTCAATCTAACAAGGGTCCTAAGCGGATCTACGAGATAGCGAGTGTTATAGAAGACTACTTTGCTAACAGATCCTTTATGAAAACCCAAGTCTCTTCTGGTACCCTGCAGGTTGTAGGGATCGATAAGGACGATACAAGCTTATTCCGGGCTGACTACAGCCTCAAGTTCAACTCTTTTTAATTATTTTTCAGGAGAATAAAATGCCAAATATTTCATCAATCGGCGCGGGTATCTACACTTCCCTTGCTTTCATCGACCTCCCCGTGACTGACGGAGCTTCTGTTTCAGGAACTTCTGTTGGCCGTGGTGCTGCAGTCTCTGACTGGGCTGGCGAATTCGAAACTCGCGGATCTGTACCTGCTTCTGCCGAGACCAAAGTCCCATGGACTGCTGGTTCAGACGCAAAAGCTTTTGGACGTATCCGTGAATTCCCTAACTTGGGTATTCCAGCTAACGTTGTAAACGTTCCTCAGTATGGCCAAGGCGCTAGCTCACAGATTGCTGGTCAGTCTGACGCTCCTTCTTTGGACTTCACTTTCAACTACATTCCTACCGAGCACGCTTTCATTTCTGCAATGCGAGAAGCTGGTGAGAACCGTTTGTTCCGTATTCGTCTGTCTAACGCCACTCAAGACGTAGACACCAACCAGATTGCACTCCCTTACGAGTACACTCAGGCTGACAACACTGGAACTGACATGCGTGAGTTCTCTGACTTCTACCTGTTTGGTTCAGTTGCATCTTTCGAGATTGTACCTAACCTTACTGACTCTAACCAGTTGAATGTCACTCTGACAATCGACGGTGAGATGAAGGGTCCTCACAGCTATGTAGTAGACGCTGACAACTCAGCTGTTCAAAGCTACGCTTAATTAGTAAAGTAACTAGCGTACCCTCCGGGCTTTCCGGGGGGTACCTTTAATAAAGGAAGAAACCATGTCATCCGAGCAGCCTCCTTTCGATCAGTCTTACGTTCTGCGTGTGACTATCGCAAAGATAAATAAGGCAATAGACACGAGTTTCTACAAGACCTCTTCTCGTCTGGAAGAATTTCCAGAAAAATCCGAGAAGTGGATTGAGGTATTAAACACCCTTCATTCACTTCACGCTCTAAGAAGAGTTGTTGAAGAATTCGAAATTGCAAATAAAAACCTATTCGTAAATACTGATAAACCCAATAATGAGGAATAAGAAAATGAATCTAGATAAGCTAGTAGCAGACTGCGTTAAGACAAAAGAGATTGACTTCCGTGGCAACACTCTAACACTCCGAGAGCTTTCT